GGCAACTGTGCGCCCTCTAGTATTTGCTATATCTTGTAGGTTTTCAAAGATACGCATAGCTGCCTCGCGTTGCTCTGTTGCACTACCAGTCATCATGCCTACGTTGATGTTTACCACTGTAGAGTTTGAGCTAGATTGACTAACCTCATTATTGGGTATAATTTTTCCGTTACCGTTTGGTACGAATAACTCTGGGCCTTTTTCACCAACTATGTATGCAGTGTTGTCAGATACTGGGCCACCCCCAGCTCTTCGTAAGTAGCTTGGTACGCTGCCAGACATAGCACCTAAGTTTGGTTGATTAGATATGCCCTGTAGTGTTCTAATATATGACTGTCCAAATCCATCTAAGTTAGCAAGCACATCTCTCTGCCCCCTGAATATGCCTGTTAGCTGTCCGATTGCTGCCGCTTGTGCAGGTATGGCATTTTTTAAGTTCTCATTTGCTTGCTTAGACTTATCTGAAGCACCAGCCGCTGCATTAGCAGCATCGGCGTGTTGTTGTTGTGCGGTCTTTAGATTATAAGCAGCGGTTCTTGTCTCAATAGAAGTTGGGCCATATCGTTTTAATGCTTCATTATATTGATTCTGGGCTCTTTCAACTGCTAACTCAGAGCCTTCTAGATTAAGATTAGCATCTTTTAGTTCTCTAGCAGCATCTTTATTTCTATTCAGTGCATCTACTACTCTATTAGTTGAGTCAAATACCCCGTTAGCTGCTTCTGATACTCTTTTGTGGGCTTCCGCAGTAGCATCAACTGCTTCTCTATGTGGGTACATTACGTTATTTAACCAAGTAAATCCCTCTATAAGTTTAGTAGTAACAATGGTTAATGCGGTTAGAACCATAATAAATTGTAGTATAGATGCTACCACTGCGCCACCTATGATGACTGCTAAAGATATTGCTGCTTCTGTGACTTCATCTTTAATACTCGACCATAACCTTTCTAAAGCAGGTAGTAGCTGCGATTGTATTACGCCCCAAAGTATTCTTATAGCAGGTATAATTGCACCTTGCCAAACATTTACTAATCCTTGCCAAACATCTTTGAACCTATCTATCGTTGGTTGAAGTGCATTCATTACACCTTTAACACCACCGAAGTGGTCTATTATTGCCTTCGCGGCAAACGCCATTACTCCTAGAACGGCCACTATAGCAAACCCTAGTGCTATAAAGGGCGCGCCTACAGTGTCTACTATACCTATTGCTATGGCTAGACCGCCAAAAGCTAAAGAAAGCACACCGATAGCAGCAGTAACCGCCACGACTGTAGTTACAAGTTGTGGGTTCTTACTAATCCAATCTTGAACACCAGATATGATTGGCTTTATATTATCTACAAATGGCTTTAATCCATCTGCTATAACCTTGCCAACTGACTCCATCACATCATCGAGTGCATTTCTCGCAATATCTAGCTGACCAGCAAACGTTTTACCAGCCGCTTCGGCACTACCACCAAACTCTTTCTGTAATTCTCCTAGAATAACCTTTTGGGCTTCTGCAGAGCGCCCTGTGTTGACTAGTGTTTCAATAAGGTCTTTTTGGCTATCTGTAAGGCGCACACCCACCCTCTGAAGTGCTGTAACACCCTGCACAGGGTCTTGTAGCGCCTTGCCTACTTGTATAGCTGTGCTTTTTAAGTCTGTACCCATTGCAGTAGACATATCTAGCACAGCGCGTGTTGTATCAGGGAATATCTCTTTACCTATGTTCGTAAATGTAAGAAGCATGTTCTGCGCAGAACCTATAGCTTCATCAGAGTATCTAGTAGTTTTTTGGAGTGCAGTGGCCAGGCTAGTAGCGGCCTCGGCAGTCACACCGGCAACACCCCCTGTTGATTTTAGTACAGCACCAAGTTGTGACGCTACTGCTTCGCTATCACTAAAAGACCTAACTGCTGACACGCCGAAGGCAGTAATAGCTGCGCCAACCGCAAGCAGCGGCACACCTACTTGGGCTATATTTTTACCGAAGTTACCAAGAACACCAGAAGCCTGGTCTTCTGCGGTTATTACGGCCTTAATGTTTGCTTGACTCATTAGCTATTCCTCTTTATGTCATCTTGCTCTCTTCTTTGAATATACCCATAAATGAGTAGGTTAGTAAATAACTCATCGGCAGGTTCTTCTTCCATTTGAGCAGCTGACAGATGGAATATCTTTCTGTACTGATACTTTAGTAATTCTAGCGGTGGCGGTGCGTTATGAAAGATTGCATCTTGCAACCGCTCAATTAGTTTGGGCTTTGGTCTTGTCCTGTGAGTATCTTAAATGGTCGTATAGTCGCTTCAATATCTAGCTCTCCAATATCTTCTTTTGTTAGGTCGAAAAGCTCGCCTTTTTCGTCAGGAAACTTGCCGCTTATAAACAAATCTTTTAAAGTGTCTATAATAAACGGTATGGCTGTTTTGGCATCTTTGTTTACTTCTGACCTTTCGATATAATCCTGGTACTTACTCATTGGTATTGCCTTGAACTCCAAGTAAGCTTCTTTGTAATCCTCGCCTAGAAAATCTAACGAGATACGTTTTTTAATAACTATCTTATTCATTGCTTTTTAACTCCTTTTATTGACTAATAATTTGTGCCGGCATAAGTATTGGTAAGTGTGCAGGTGCTTATAGATGCGAGTCCGTTGGCGGCATCATAGTTACCCTTAAACTGTAGTGTTTGACCTACTATCTCATCTAGGGCGCGGTCTTGTTCCCACTCGCTAAAGTCTACTCGTGGTAGTTGGATTACAAGGCTTGAGTTAGATGCTCTATTAAAGGCAATCTCTACAGATTTGTATGTACCGTTGAGCATTAGTTGTCGGTAAGTATCATCTGTTTTATTAAGGGTTATTTCACCTTCTACCGAATACTGGTGATTGAGTACAGCACTTGGCTCTACTGTGCCTGTTTCGTTATCAAAGTTACTATTAGCCATTATATTTAGACTTAGCTTTTTAAGACCTATAGAGCTTGCTGCTGCAAGTCCAGCAATGTTAGAAGCGAGCTTAAAGCTTAATTCTTGGTGTAAAAACTTATTACCAAGACTTGTATAATCAGGTGTAAGCGTACCCCAATCACGTGACACTCTACTTTTGAATGTTGCTTTACCTTTAGCAATTCCGTCAGGTTCAACAGTTATTTCTAAGCCATCTACCAAGACGTATGGGAATATCTTTGTTTGGTCTGGGTCTTTGTATGCAAGGCTTAGAGTCTTGTGGGTGTTCGTGTTAGAAAGCGCGTAAGCGTGAGCGTATGTTGGGCCACCAGTTGTGGTTGGTGAAGCACCAAGTAAGCTGGTAAGTATAAGCCCCATCTGTTTATCGTTTAGGTCAAACTCAAAGTCCCCTTCACCATATTTACTTACTACAAAATTAGCATCACTATCTTCAATTCTACCTAGCCCTTCGTTTTCACGAGCTGTGGTTGTTTTATCATCAAAACTAATACTATTGGTTGGTAACCAAAAAGTAGGTGTTACTATTGTACCTGCTGTTGCTTCTTTAGCTAATCCGACATTTCCCAGCCGGCCTACGAATTTACTCATATATTTTCTCCTATAACTTCATTAAATACTGTTTTTAGCATACTCGTCAATAACTATACAATAAAAATTGAGTGGACTTTTATAAGAACTTCTGCACTTCTTGCCCAGCCACCCTCAAACTCTACATAGCCATAATCACCTATACTAGCTGCTACAAAAACTACCTGTGCGTTATCATCGAGGGTTATATCACTATCTAAGGCATCTATTGCTTGCCCTACGATGTCTTGTATACCTTGCTCGGCAATGTCCATTACATCGGCTGGTGCATCTTGAGGTAAGCCCTGTCCACCCTGCATTAAAATAAGTACGCGGTAACCATACACACGCTTATTTTCAGCTGTCGAGTGAAACTCGTTCTCTACCCCTGTTGTGGTTACAAAAGCCGCAGGGAAGCCTGCCGGTTGTAACTTCTCAAAGTTATATACCTTGTTAAAGTCAGGTAAGGCAGCAAGCTTGTTTACTATCTCTTTTTTTATATTGTTACTAGCTGACATTATACTTCCCTTCCAATTTTATCTAAGACGTTTTGTACTGCACCTTCAAAGTTTTTATTAACTGCACTCTCTTTTGATTGCGTTGCTTCTAATAAAAAGGGTCTTTTACGCATATAGCGTGTGCCCTCATGTACAAATATAGCATAGTTTGCGCTTGGGCTTACCTCACCATAAAGGTTTCTAAACATTGACTGGTGTGAGCTACGCAAGAAGCCTGTAGCCACAGGTGTACCCATTTTACTAGCACGCTCAATATCAAATATAGACAATCGTATAGCGTTGTTTAATTGTCTGGTCATTTCAGCAGGCGCTCTACCAAAGGCGGCACGTATCTCGGCTATGTTGGTTATTCTTACACTTACATTCATCTTAATTCTCCGCTGTTTGTGCTACTAATATTAAATGCTTGTGGTCTAATAGGCCTGCACCTCTGTAATAGTTTACACTTCTTACCGAGTACAGTTGTCCATTAGCAGTTATCTGGTCAGCTTCTTTTACATTAACAGTAGGGTCTACCCACGCCTCAAATACAGAGCCTATACGCCCACCATCAACCATACCTATGCGGTCTATGTCCATTGGCTGTATATCTGCGTTATAAGCGGTATAGGTAGCACTATAATTGCTTGCATAACCAGCAGTTCTACGCAATCTACGTATTGTTATCTGGTGACTTTCAAAAAACATTATCTTTGCCCTGATATTACAGGCTCGGCATATCTATCTAGTGTTATTTTAAGCCCTAACTGCTCAATTAAGTTGTCGGTATCATAACCGCCCTTATTATTGCTATAACGTATTTCACGTGTACCTTCTTTTTTACTTGCCACGCCACCTACTTGGCTAGGGTCATTGTTTACAAGATACGCTGCAATGCTTGCGCAAGCTTCTGACACATCACTAGGTATAGTAGCCCAACCGTAGGAGTACGTTACTCGGTATCTATCATACCGCCCTATAAAGGTGGTAATTCCGTCTATTACACCGGCATCAGTATCAACAAAGTAATGGTCGGTATCAACCGTAGTAAAATCGTTATCGTTTAATGAGGTGTCGCGTGCTTCTAATGTGAATGTAGTGGTTGCGGTTATAGGCCTGTTACGCAATAAGAGCTGGTCTAAGGCACTTCCATCGTAATACTCTACAACACCCACCTGCTCATCAAAACGTCTGTTACAGTAGCCTACAATCATCTCTGTGGTTTGATTTATCTTCCTTATAATGAGGTTGTCTTTAGTGGTGTTGCTTGAAGCTATGCCAAGCGTTTCTTTGACATCACTGACGGTTGCTAAAGCGTAGTTAAGCAGAGTTGCCATGCCATCTCCTTTCTAAATGTAGCCTGGTGTGTTCGGAAGCCGATAAAACTTGCAAGTTCTCAATTCTGTTGTCTGTTTTATCTCCATTTATGTGGTGTACTTGCTCACTTCTTAGTAAATCTCTACCTAAGTGATTTTCCATAACTAACCTGTGCTGTAGTCTTCTTTTTTTAACACCAATATTGACTTCTATATAGCCTTGAGAAGTATAATTAAAGCCCTGTTTCCAATTCCAGTGTTTCTCACCAGAGTTAGTATTGCCCTTATGATTGCTAACATGTCTGTTGGCATTCTTGCCAGAGCAAGACATAGAACAGTATTTACTAGTAGTTTTTTTAGTAATAAATACTGTTCTACATTCTTCGCATATATGGTTATGATTAACTACAAAGGTAGAGTATGCACATTCTCTAGAGCAGTATTTTCTGTTATTAGAAAGGTAGTCCTTGAATGTTTTCTTGCATTTGTCACATTTAATGTTTTTTATTACTGTCATTTTTGCACCCCTGTAAATATAGCTTTATGGGCTATGGCAAAGCCGGTACGTATCAGCTTGATTGCTTTACTTGTTGATATGCTTACGTACTCGCCCTTTTTATATTCTTTATAGTCTTTCAAGATTTTTACTTGCATAATAATTCTTTAGGTGGGGTTATACGATACCCCAAAACGTCACAGACTAATTAAGTCCAGTGATTTTGCGTACAGCACTCGTTAGAGTGAGTTCTGCATCAACGCGGCTTTCACATCGAACAAACACGAGGTTCTTTTCGAATGCACTTGAGCCAGCTACTGTAGCTTCTGTAGAGAAGTCTACGGTAATGCCTTGACGGTCTACTATTTGATAGTAACTGAAGTTACCAAACAAAAGTATATCGGTAGGCAAGTCGTTTTGCTCATAGACAGGTGAGCCACCAAGTCGAGTTGTAGGGCCATCTGCAACCATAGTTAGCAGGTAGTCGTTACTACTGTTCTTGAGTGAGTTTACACGAGCCCATGCTTGTTGATGTCCAACCCAAACAGCACCATTGCGATAACCTTGCGGTAAATCCCAGTAGGTCTTTTTGATTGCATCAGCAAAAGTAACATCTGTACCGCCAGCATCTCTGCTGCCTAGTGAGTAGTTGTTAATACCAGTTGGCTTACCACTACCGTTACCAGTCCAGAAAGCAGCTTCTTCGTTTTCACGAAGTGCTTGCGCCATAAGACCAGCTACGTAGTTTACGATAGAGCCAGATACACCCAATGCAGCATCATCGGCCAATTCTTGCGAAAGACCTATGATAACAGCTTGAGAGTAAGGTGTAAACACTAATTCACTAAATTGAGCGGTTGAAGTAGCTTTTGCAGCAGCTTCAGAACGCCATGAGGCACGTGGTCGTGCTTCTAATGTAGGCATATGAAGGGTATCGGTACTAATAGTCATAGCGTTAGCAAGCTTACGCATAACTGATTGGTCACGAATATCTTCTACGATTACATTATCAAAGTCTTCAGGTACTAAGTATCCACCAGCACC